CGGATCGCCATGCGGTTCGTCTTCGCCTGGCCGAAATCGTGGAACGGGGCAAAGCGGGCCTCGCAGCGACACGTCACGCGGCCAGACGTGGACAACCTGGTGAAGGCGTTCCTCGACGGGATTTGCGGCCCCTCGTTCGCCATCCATGACGACAAACAGGTAGTCGAAATAAGTGCGTGCAAACTGTACGGGAAACGGGGATCTGTAGCCGTCGACGTATGGGAAGTCGTCGACGAGTCCCAACTGCTGGCCAGCCGCTGGCGGGACTGGAAATAGGCAACCGCGTGGGCTGGCAGGAAGATAACGAGGAGATCGCCGCACTGGTGTCGGGGGCCGAGGGCTCGCGCAAATATCGCTGCCCCCGATGCTCTCACACGCGGCGCAACAAGATCGACCGCCCGTTGTCGATCACGCGAACGGGCACGGATGTTCGTTTTTTCTGTCACCACTGTTCGTGGTGCGGGGGGTATTCAAATGAGGCTAAACGCGGCAGTCATCCAATGGGCGGCAAGGCGGAAAATAAGACCCGAGACGCTGCGGGTAATGAACGCTGGCGGAGACGCGATACCGTTTGGTAACAGCGGCTCAACGCCCGCGATTCTCTTCAACTATCTCGATGCTGACGGGCAGATCGTCAACTGGAAAGCGCGCAGCCTCACCGAGAAGCTCTACCGCCAGCAACCCGGCGGTACCCAGCAATTCTTCAACCAGTCGGCGGTCCTCGCTGGCCCGCTGGCCGAGGTCTACATCACCGAGGGCGAGATGGACGCCTGCGCCCTCGTCGAGGCGGGCGTACCGCCCCACTCCGTTCTCAGTGTCGTCGGGGGTGCACCCGCCGCCGCTACCGAGGACGCATCCGGGGCGCAGCGATACGCATACGTCGCCGCTGCTATCGCAGCCGGTCTGGATCGGTGCCGGAGATTCGTGCTGGTGACGGACAATGACAGCCCCGGTCGCCATCTCCGCTCCGATCTGGCGGTCCTGCTCGGGGCCGCGAACTGCCACTGGGTCGACTGGCCGGAAGGAATCAAGGACGCCAACGACGCCCTGGTCGAGTGGGGGGCCGAGGACCTCAGTCTATATCTGCGCGAGGCGGTGAAGGAGTTCCCCCTCGATGGGGTCTACCGCCTCTCCGAAATTCCCGAGCCCCCAGCCCTGATAACGTGGATGGGATGGACGGAGTGGGAACAGAAGTTGAAGATCAGCCCAACTTGTCTCAGCGTCTTGAGCGGCTGGCCGGGGCATGGCAAATCTCATCTCAGCCAACAACTCTGGGCGCACATCGCCCGCCGCCACGATATCCGCGTCGCGCTGATGTCGATGGAAACCCGCGAAAAACCCCACGTCCGGCGCAACTTGCGCTCGGCATACTGGGGTAAGTTGGAGATCGAGATGAGCGACGCCGAGACGAAAGAGGCCGACGATTGGATCGAGGAGAGGTTCCTTTTTCTCCATCACCCTCATAACTCGCCCTCGTTCCCCTGGATACTCGACAAAATCAACGACTGCCACGCCCGTCATGCGATCAGCGCCGTGAGCATTGACCCCTGGAATATGATCATTCCGAATTTCAACCACCGGGAGCAAACGGAGACATCCTGGATTGGGCGGTGCCTGGACGATTGCACCTATATCGCCAAAGCGTGCAACCTCCACCTCCAGGTGCTGGCCCATCCCGCCAAGCCGCTCGGCGCGGGTGTTCAAGAGCCGATCACCTACAGCAGCATCGCTGGCTCGCAACACTGGGCCAACAAGGCCGACCAGGTGCTGTCTATCCACCGCAATAAGTTCATCGACGACGATGGTGGCAGAAATACCGACGCCCGACTGATCGTCCACAAATCCCGCTACGAAGAGCTCGGATACCCGTGCGAGATTGCCATGAAGCTCGCCCTAGAGACGGGGTGCTACCGATGCACCGAGTACGATTCCCGCTGGCAGGGGCGTATATAAAAGAGTGGCCCAGAAAATCAAAATCCTCGATGCAGCCGCCCAGGCAATCCAAGATCGTCAGAGTCGGCACGGCGATATAGAGCCATGTTTCAGCCGCGTGGCGGCACTGTGGAGCGCCTACCTGAGCCGAGAGATCACACCAACAGATGTGGCTCGGTTGATGATTTTGCTGAAGGTCGCCCGCTCCCAAGAAGGAGCCCAGATGGACCCCGATCACGCAACCGACATCGCCGGATATGCGGCGCTGCTACAGCGACTCGCGGGGTCAAGATGACTGACCCCTATCGCGTCCGCGTCAGCCCGAGACACGCCCAGGAGTTGCGCGGCGCGCTCGCGAGCTTCGAGCCGCCACTGGAGCCGCCGCCATAAATATGAAGGGTGTGGAGACGGCAACTCGGATAAAATAACGCAAAAAAATCGCAGTTTTCCGGTAGTTGACGTTAGGTGACGCCTGAATCTTAGTTTACGTCAACTACGTCAACTACGTCACTCATCGAGGAGCTTGCGGATGGATAGTCTCGAAGTCGCAGTGGAGCAGTATCTATTCTGGCAGAACCGAGGGATGACGTATCACGAGATGATCGTCGCCGTAGGCGGTGAGTGGTATGCCGGAATGACGGGTGACGACGTGGTTGTCTCGCTCACGCAGGCATGGCAGTCGCTAGTCCCGCCGCACCCCAGACTTGTCGATCCGTAGCCGGTCCCGGCGATTCGTTTCACGTGAAACATGCGACACGTGAACCCAGCCGCTGCTTTCCTCGCCGGTGTAGTATTCCAGAATCAACTGGTCAAAATCGATATTCTCCGCCGCCCAGAGGTAGAGCTCCTCGTTGTCGAGCCCTGGCACCTCGACGTCCGCTGCCTCGCCCTTGCAGTGCTGGCTGGTGGACGTCCCGCCGATGGCGCGATTCACATTCGGCGAGCGGTACCCGCTGTTGACCACCACCGGGCGTCCAAAATGCTCGCGGATCGGCTCCAACGCCTCGACACAGAGCGCCGTCATCGCCTCGATGGTCTCCTCGTCGGGATCGTTATCCATGCCCATTCGCAGCGCGGTCTGGCTCTTGGTCAGCTCCCCGAGAGTAAAGTGAGGGCTCAGGCGCATTTTTGTTCCACCACCTTGAATTTGGTCACCTCATCACCCCACTGATCCCATCCAGGCCAACACTGGCGCGCGAAAAACTCGATGTATGGGCCATCCACAAGCCGCTCAATCCGACCATAAATCTCGTCCGGCTTGCGGCTGTGCTGCCTGCGCGGAGCCTTGATGACCTGACGGACATCCGCATTAACACGTTTTGGTTTCCCCCGTGTCGCTAACAGGCATAGCTCGGCTTCTTTTCGCGTCCAGTATCCCATCCCAATCGATGGCTTAGTCCATACGAATGCCACGGTCTTGTACGCGAACCCCCACGCATCAATCAACGCAAGGGCTGTCTTGAGGTGAGAGTCAATAGCCCAGAGAAACAACGTAGAATCATCCGCCGCATAGTCCGCAACCGGGATCTCCGAGAGATCACCCTCCACCAAAGTCTCATACGAGGGTGATCGGTCCATCCCTTTGGGCGACCACGTTCTGAAATCCCACGGTGGGTCAATGAGTAGCGCGCCGTATCTCATGGCAGGTCACTTCGACAACCCCTTGAATTTCTCGAACGAGCGTAAGCCCCCCAGACCAAGCATTCCCATCAATACCGGCATCATCTCGCCTAGCTCGACCCGTGGTAGGACGATAAGATACCCGGCCTGCCCGAGGCCGAAGCTCAGAATCGGCTGGAGCACATACGAATAGGCCATCGCCGCGCCACACGTCCAGCCGATGAACGGACGCCATCCGGCGACGAATACGTTGCGCGACCCCGCCTCGATCTTGTTGATCTCAAGCTGGCCGAGTTGGCCCGCCACTTCCGCATCGACGAGAGCTTTTTCAAGAGCCCGCTTCGCTTCCCCCTGGGCATTCTTGTCGGGCACCACACGGTCGATGACCGTCGAGGCTACCGGCAGAATCGAACTGATGAGCGCGCTGAGCATCTAGCTGGTCCGAGCCGCTATCTCTTCCGCTCTCCCAGGAAGATTCCCACCAGACCGGCAGCAACGCCTGCGATGAGAATCCAATCGATGCCGGTGAAAAACGCCACGCCCACGGCTGCGGCAGCAACTGCCGCCCATGTGCTCGGCTCGGTGACCCGTCCCTGAATATAATTGGTGATTATCATGTCATTTTCCTCAATGTCTTGGCCAAATTCGCCCGCCGCTTTGTGGTCGCAGAGAATCTGGACTTTGGCTTGAGCACCAGACTTGCGAACTGGCTGGTTGTTAGATTCTTTCCCTTGTGGGTCCGGTTATATCTGTCGCGCTGGGCAGTGAATGCGCCCGGTTTCTTGATCGCGCCTCTAATCCAATCTTTCTTCGCCATCAGAATGATCCGAGTTGTGAGAACATTGACCCCGGCCCGGTGATTCCGTTGCTCTCCCCGAACGCGGCCGCCGCCTCGTTGATGTTGGTGTGGTTCCCGTCTGCCCCGTCCCAGGCGATCTCATCCCAGGCGGCTACCCCCCACGTCGCCCCCAACGCGGCGTTGAAGTACAGCATCATGCGCTCGTTTATCGTGCCCGTCGTGAACCCGTTGGCGTCCGCCATAGCGAGCCAGTCG